CGACTAACGCCCGAAAGAATATCCCTCTGGTGGAAGCCCGTCGTGCCGATGGTACTGTCGTGAGCGCCGCTAACAGCACCGCTAACGTCGGTGTCGGCTTTGAGCCTTTCTATCTTGTGTTCCCTACCGATTGGTTCGCAATCGGCGAAGTCCTTTGGGGCAGCATGAACGAAACCTATCCTGTCATCGTGAAGGAAGAGGGTCGTCAGGAAGGCACCAATACCGTTTACTTCGTTGAGCCTTTCGGTGCTCATATGGCTGACGGTATCCCTTACGACAAACTTCTCCCCGGTGAGCCGTTCAGTTGGGCTTACGCTCCCGTTGAGGACAACTTCTCCCGCAAGGTTGGTGATGTCCGTTTCTCCAGCCCTGTCTCCATGAAGAGTGGCTGGCAGTATGTGCGTATCCAGCACAAGATCGGCGGCAAGGAACTCGGCAAGCGCCTTGCCTGTAAGATTCCTATCTCCAAGGAAGTTAACGGTAAGGTACAGCACACCACTGTTGACCGCTGGATTTACAATGTCACTTGGCAGATTGAGAAGACTTGGACTGAGTACAAGAACAACTCCCTCGAGCGCGGTGTCTCCACCCAGTTCGTGAACGGTGAGTATTCCAACTTCGGTCTCTCCGGTCTTCCTAACAAGCAGGGTATGGGTCTGCGTCAGTTGCTCGCTCTGGGTAACCAGCAGTACTATACTAAGTTCTCGATGAGCCTCATCGACGACGCCCTGTACGGAATCAGCGCCGGTAAGATTGACTTCAACAAGCGCAAGTTCGTTATCCGTACCGGCGAGCGTGGAGCAATCCTGTTCAGCAAGGCTGCGAAGAAGGAGATGTCCGGATGGATTCCTCTGTACAGCGTGAGCAATCCTTCCTATCTTGCCAAGGGTCCCGAGAAGAACTTCACTTCCGGCAATGCAGTCACCGTTTCCGACCTTCAGGTCACCAAGTGGCGTTCCGCCAACGGCCTCGAAGTCGAACTGATGATTGACTCCAGCAAGGACGACCTTCAGACGAATAAGATTATGCATCCCCTCGGAGGCCCCGCAGAGTCTTATCGTTTCGATATTTTCTATGCAGCAGACGAGCAGCAGCCTAACATTCAGAAGTGCCGCATCAAGGGTAATCCCGAGCGTCGTGGTTATCAGTGGGGTCCTTTCGACAATCCTTTCACCGGACAGTCGAACAATGCCTCCGCTTCCTTCGACGAGGATGCAGCAGTCGTTCACTACAAGGCCACTCAGGGTATCCTCCTGTACGATCCTTCCCGCGTAGTGTCTCTGATTCCTGCTCTGCTTCAGTAATTTAATATAGTGTTTTAAGGAGAAGATAATTATGGAAAAAACAACTGTAAAGACCAAAGAAGAAAAGGTAGTGAAGACTGAGTTCAATCCTCTGAGGAACGAGAAGATTTATGTCAGATGGATTCCGAAGAAAGCCTACGGGATTCCTGACGACAAGCAGCACGTTGCCAACGGCGGTAAAGTCGATGGTGCAACTGATACCTTCGTAGTTCCCATGCTTCGTTCCACGGGCAAGTACAAGAATGTGCTTACCAACGACGAGAAGGATTTCTTCGAGAGGGAACTTGGTCTTGACTATAATGCTCTGTCAGTCTATAACACGGAGAACAATTTCTGGGATGATTATAAAATCGTGATTGGTAAGGAAGGACTTACGCTCGATATGTCCGTTCCTACTGACTACATCAAGTGGAAAGTCCTTCTTGCCAATTCCGAGGATATAGCACCGAGTGTTCAGGACAGGATTGACCGTCCCAAGAACACTTACAAGTATGAGATTGTCCGCAAGAGCGAAGAAGACGATATCGAGAACGAGGCTATGGATGCAACGATGGCTTGCTACAAGGAGTTCGGTAAGATTGAAGAGGATAAGGATACACTTCGCACCCTCGTCGAACTGCTTGACGGTCGTCCTTATGACATCCACAACAGCCCCGCGTTCTTCAAGGCTCGCGTGAATAAACTCATACAGCAGAATCCCAAGACGTTCCTTCGCCAGATAAAAGACCCGATGCTTCATATCAAGATGGTTATAAAGCGTTCCGTCGAACTTGGCAAGCTCTCCGTGCGTGGTGACTGGTATTACCTTAAGTCCGATGGTTCTCCTCTGTGTGAGCAGGGCGAGAATCCGACTCTTGCAATTGCAGCGAAGTATTTGAGTTCTCCTTCACATCAGGACATCAAGTATCTTCTCGAAAGTGAAGTAAACGATAACAGGTCTTAATTATGACATCCTCCTCTGAATGGTCGCGTGAGTTCGACATAATGTGGAACAACATAACGAGCAATCAGGCTCCGGGTCTTTCTGAGTACGAGAAAAGCGTATTTCTAACTCGTGCTCAGGAGGACTTGGTGAAGGATAACTTTTCAGATAAGACCAATATCCTTGGTGAAGGATTCGATGACAGCGCAAGACGACAAGCTGATTTCAGTGCACTTATAGAGACTAAGGAACTTGATCCAGTCAACATAAGTGGAGGCGACGCAGTATTGGACAAACGAAGCCACAATCACTACTACGAGTATCCTGACGATGTTCTTGTAGTCCTTAACGAAGTGGTTGTCGCTACCGTTGACACTACGGACTCATTTTATACTGTAGTGCCTGTATCTTATGAAGAGTACACCCGACTAATGAAGAAACCGTATAAGTATCCGGCAAAAGGACTTGCTTGGAGACTTATCACCGGGACAGGGTCTACTACTTCTGGTAATGTGACTACATACTATAAGCGCGCTGAACTCATAGCCCGTATCCCCAACGATGCATCCGTTGAGTATACATTGCGTTATGTACGGAGACCTCAGCCTATAAGACTTGTAATCGAGGGTAGTGACCTGACAGTCGATGGTGACTACACGCAGTCTGCCTGTGAACTTCCTGCATATATGCATGACGAGATACTCTATCGTGCAGTACAGTTGGCAAAGATATCTTGGACTGACGGGGCTACTCTTCAGGGTCAACAGAAATAAATTGAAACAGAACGGTTATGACAAATTCAGAATTCAGTGATATTTTTTCAACCCTGCTTAACAGTTACAATACTCAGGCGGAGTTCGGAGACCAAGCATCCAAGCGCGAGATCGTTCTTGACGAATATGAGAAGTCTGTGCTTTTGACACAGGCTCAGGATATAGTTGTTAAGTCATATTTTGACGGGACGCTCAATCCGCAGGGGCAGGGGTTCGATGACTCTACCCGCAGGCAGGTTGACTTCAGTTCACTCATAACTGTTGCGACTCTCTCACCGGAGACCATTACAAATATCTTCGACGATAGAGGTATAGGATTCAAGTTGCCTACTTTCAATGAGACAACTGATACTTGCGATGTTCTGTTCATATTGAACGAAAAGGTTATATGTGAGACAAAGACTGCTACAGGGTTTGACAACAAGCGAGTACTTGTAGTAGTACCTATCTCTTACAAGGAGTACGACAGGGAGATGTCCAAACCGTTTGCACAACCGTTGAAGAAGCAGGCTTGGCGCCTGTTCCAGAATGACGGAAGCGGCTATGATATAAATACCGAGTTGATAGTAAAGCAGTCTATCTTCGACAAGTACAAGGCATCTCCTGTAAATGTCGGCGACATCCAGATTACTTATAAACTCAGGTACGTACGCAGACCTGCACCTATCATTCTTGAAGACCTTCCTGACGGACTGACTATTGACGGTGTGAGCGAGGCTTCCGAATGTGAACTGAATCCTATCATTCATATAGATATACTTAACAAAGCAGTTGAACTTGCGATAGCAACTCGTGGCGGTTCTGCCGCAGCGAGAGAGCAAAGACAACCTGAACGCTAATGAATACAGAAGAACTGTCCAACGCATTTGATACTCTTGTAAGCAGTTATAGGAGATTCAAGGATTTCGACAAGAAAGAAGAACTTGACAGTATCGAGTTCGACGAATATGAGAAGTCCTTGTGGCTGACTGCTGCACAGAACGACATCGTTGTCGGACTGTACAGTGGGAAGAACAGTTACGGTGAGTCCTTCGAGACTACTGAAGAGATGCGCCGTTATCTGGAGGCGCTTGTCAAGCAGGTGAATTATGTCAATTCTGACCGTGTTACTATTACCGGTGGTGGTGTGTCTGAATCATCGGTATTCTACAGCCTGCCTGATGACATAGCATATATCATTTTCGAAAAGATAGTTCTTTCCGGTTCTGACGCATCATGTGCTGCCGGTATAAGTGCAAATGTATATCCTGCAACTCACGATGAGTACAACAGGATTGCACGGAATCCTTTCAGGGGACCGACTATGTACAGGGCATTGAGGCTTGACTGCGGTAACGGAAATGTGGAGATAGTGTCACAGTATGATTTCAATTCATATATTATCCGATACCTCTCCCGTCCTGAGCCTATCGTCCTTGAGGATATGCCTGAATCGGTTTCGATAGAAGGCGTTACAACGAAGAACGAATGCAAACTCAATCCGATGCTTCATAACCTTATAGTAAATCGAGCAGTTCAGATGGCTCTTGCTTCAAAAGGAATCAAAGCTAATTCATAATATTATTCTGTAACAATCTTTAAAGATGGCAAATTTTAACACAAATCAGACCCGTCACCTGTATGTTGCTACCGCTATTGACGCTAATGTAGATACTATAGGTGATATCGCTGTGAAATCCGTCGAGTCCGGAGAGTTCTTCTTCTCCTATAAGAACGCCGACGGTATCATTGTCCGCTCCGACACTATCAAGCCGGAGAATGTCGTAAGCCTCAAAAAGACCACTGCTGACCAGATGGCTACCCCTCTGATGATGCAGACCGTCACCGTCGATTCCGGACTCACTCTGTCCAGCTATGTCGGCAAGGCTTTCGATCTCACCATCACCATTCAGCACTATGGTGATTTCAATCCCAACAGCACCCGCACTTTCGTAGCCTCCGTAGTTGGTGATGCCTCCAACACTGCATCTGCTACTGCCTTCCACAAGGCTCTTGCAATCGCAATTGCCAAGGCTATGCCGAAGGGTGACGAGGGTTATCCTTATTTCAAGGTGTTCAGCAACGGTAGCGAAGTTACCCGTAACACTGCTGCCTCTGATGTGACCGGTTCCGCTTCTGGTGTGGTTCTCGTTCAGGCTCCTCAGAAGTGGGTGCGTGGCAAGCTCACCGGTGAGCCTGTTCCTTTCATCGTATCCTCCAAACTCTCCGTGAGCAATGACGAGGATATCGCTTGGGCAGGCGTTGTCTCCGCTGTGAGCAATATCAGCAACAACACCGTCATTCCGGCTAACCATGTCCTTGCCGACCTCGAGTACTTCTCCCTCGGTGAGCGTGGCGAATATGGTCGTGGACTCAGCGCGAAGTATTCCGAGGAGCCTGCATATCTTATCAATCCTGCTTCCGGTAAGTACAGTTGCCTCAGCATCGAGTACTTCTGGGCTGGCGGTGCAGAGAACGTGCAGAAGTCCCCTCGTCTCATTCAGGTGGTCGCTCCCGAGACAGTGTCCGACGACATCGTCTCCACCCTGTACACCACAGTGCAGGCTGCTATCAGCGGCTCTGGTTCTGGTAGCGGTTCCGGCGCTTAGTATTAACAATTTCGTTGGTTATTCCGGAGGAGGTGGGCTTATACCCGCCTCCTTCTTTTATATGGAAGAATATGGCAAAGAAGAAAGAAGTTTCAGGAGAGAAGTATATGGTGCTTATTCCGTACTTCAGCGGAGGCGCACAGGGAAGGGAACTGGAGTATGCGATAGCAGGCTGGAGAAGACATTTCAAGGAGCCGTACGAGATAGTCATAGTAGGTAACTATCATC